TAAATACAAGTTTAGGGATAAACAGACCATGCTGATTAGCGTATTGAACTCTATGTTCGAATCCATCGTCTAAAACTACACGAAATACATTATCAGTATCAATACCGATATATATGAACTCTGCGCCATTGATTAGATCGGTGGCTATGTTGTTGCACACTGAACGATATACATCTGGAGTCGTACACAACTGATAAGTTAGCTCAGCTTTACGCCTTATACCTCTAATATTGCTTCGTAACGTCCCATCTATTGCCTGATCGAATGTTGACCCCCAATACTGGAGTTCGTCCGACTCCGTGTAATTTTGGATGGTTAGCGTTTGAGTACCGCCCGAATCAGTAATGACTACTATGTCGGTGAGTTTAGCCAATAATATACCCTTCGCCCTTTATCGTGTCGGACTCTAGGTCATACTCCAAATAGGATGGGCGTACTTTTTTAGAACTAATGGTGGGGTGTATGCCACTATCAAACTGAATAAATTGATAGGGCTTTAACGTGCTAATGCCAAATATCTCGAAGTCAACAGAATACGAAGACGTGATACCTAAGCTCTTTTTGTAGGAGTCACGAGCGTCATCGGATATATCGTCCATATCGGATTGAGACAAGGCACTGGCTCCTGTAGTTGCTAGCTCCCATTTTTGTGGTGACTCCGTAATATCGAAAAATGCGGTGTGCATGTCAGGTACAAAGTAGTTAATGGATATGTCTTGTGCGCCTGTAGCATCTATCTCCTCAGTCTCAGACGTACTTATTTGAGCGCCATCTATATTGTCTTGAATGGCTAGTACACTATCAAAGTCTCTCACGTGCCTGTCGTTAAAAGATACGCCAAAAGACTTTAGGTCTGCGGAACCTATCTGTGCGTAATAATCCGAATCGGATGTACTAGCAAAGTTTCTGCGCACATAAAAAGAATAACCCATCATGGATCCTACGACAGCACCCTCAACGATAGATAACTTAAGAACAACGTCTTGACCTTCGGCATACGTATCAACGTACTGGCTATCAAAGATTAAGTATCTAGTAGTGGTCGGTGTTGGTATGCTGGTAATATCAGACTTGGTAACACCAGAGAAATGACCTAGTATCTTTATGGTTGGAGCCGACCCTTGCGCTTCTAAGAACGCAGTAATTACATCCGTTGAAACGATTAGACCGTCATCTGCGTTTGTTTCTCCGCTTGTCTCGTAGCTAGAAATATCGTAATTGGTGACTTGTACATCGTATCTTAAAGCAGCCTGAGCCTTTATGCTTATCTTTCGAGAGAACCAATCGTATTCGCAAGACGCTTTGGTCGTAATAAAATAGTCAGTTCCTGATGGGGTGGTTACTTGTACTTGTATAGTGTCACCCAACCCAAGAGCATCTATGTACGTAAAAAAACTATCTCCATTGCCTAGTTCGTCAAACACCTCTAAAGACACTTCTGATAGGTTCGTGCGGAACTCAGTAATGTCGCTCACCTCTTCTTGCACGTCAAAGTCCTGAGAAATCTTTGGCATGTTAGCCAGCTTCATGGTGGTGGTCACGTCACTGGTATGCGTCATGCTTATCTGTGCCGAGAACGTACCGAACTGTCTAGCTACGTTTCCTGTGTTTACCGTTAGGGTTGCCATGCGTTATACCCTCACTTGTTTGTTGGCAAGCTCCCTGTTTCCTTTGTTTACGGCTACAGCTAAGCCTGCTCGGTCTATTTTAACGTCAACGGTTGGGGGCGCTTGACCAGAGCTAGCTGCATTAGGCAAAAAACTAATGCTTTGTGTGGGTTGAGAAACACCTGATTCAGATGACGATATGGGTGATATTCCACCAGATCCTGCACCAACTCCACCGCCTCCGCCACCAGCGGCATCACCGCCAAATTTAGTGGCTTTTATTTTAGCTATCTGTATAGCTCCTAATGCTGCAGCTATAGCTATTTTTTGTGGCTTACCTAAGTTCTCAGTTATAGCCTTAGCCGTATTTATTAAGGCTTCTGCTATAGCGGATTTCTTTTCTACTTCAAATTGCTTCCTTCTAATCATCTCTAATTGCTTGGCAGACGCACCCCTTGCCTTAGCAACCTGAAACTCGCTTTTAAGCTGAGTTTTCATTAAAGAAGTAAATCCGTCAGTAAACTGATCCGTAACTTTGAGCATAGACAGTGTAGCTGTTTGTCGCTCCTTCTGCTCCTCTGTTAACGCATTTGTTTCAGTCTCGGTAGAATCCGTGATTCCTTTAGTTCTTGAATCAATAAAGTCTTTATAGTTCTGTATCCTCTCACGTAATATTTTAGCCTCTTCATCGCTAACTGTTTTAGCCAATTCTATTTGAAGTCTTGCTATTTCTTGTTCTGCAAACGCAACAGTTTGATACAAAGGAGGTAGCTCTGTATCCTCTAAACCTAACAATTCTTCAAACTCTCTACTAACTCTTACAGCACCATCTACTGTTGATTGAACTAAGCCGTTAATAGTGTTGAACATGTCAGGAACCTTACCTTCGAAAACTTCCAGAGAATCATCAATTAACACATCTACTGGAGCAACTGCCTTTACCGATTCCCTAGCTAATTGTTCGCCAAACAAAGAATTAATAGTAGCGCTCATTTCATCCATGTTGTCAATGACAACGTCTTCAGGCTTTATATTTAGACTAGCCCTTAAAGCATCTACGAACCCTTCTTCCTGAAGTTTTAAGCCAGCTAAACGTCTTGCCTCAGTTTCAGACACTATTTGCCTGTTTAAACTAAGTATTTCTTTATCTGTTTTTGCAGACTCAGCCTTAACCCTTTCAATTTCTTCTTCGAGACTCAAAACATCTTTTTTGCCTTGAATCACCATTTCTTGACTAGCAATCTCTCCTTCGAAAAAAACCCTAAATTGATTCGACTCTTTTAATTTTCGAGCCCTTACTTTAGCCTCCTCTAAAGCAGTTTCTAAACTTTCTAAGTCTATTTTATTTACTTTTTGCCTTTCTTTAAGTATATCAGCTAATACTTGTTTTTGGCTCTTAAGAGATTCTATACCAAATTCAAAAGCGCCAGAGCCACTAATTATTTCTGCGGTTTTTCTAGCAGTATCATTCAACCCATCAAGTTCTTTCTCTAAATCTTCTGCTGATTTTTTTCCTCTGTTTAACAACTGAGGAATCACAGTAGCCGCTGTTACCAATAAGTTTATACCTATAAGAACCCCTCCTGGACCTAAAATGGATTTTCCTAAAGCCTTAAATGCGTTTTTTAGACCTCCTGTTTTAGTGGTTAAGTTACCCATTAACTCAAAGGTAAAGCCAATGTTGTTACCAATGGCTCGCATACCCTGAGCGAATCCTTGAGTAAATTGAGCAGAATCCTGAAGTCCATCACTAAGGGAAAACAATGTTTGATTAGCTGTAGAGAAAGACTTGTTATTAGACGATGTCTGTTTACCTAATTTCTTTTTAGCATCGGCTAGTCTATTTGTGTCTTTGGTTAGACTTTCTGTTTGAACTTCCTGACCTCTGAGTGCTGCCCTACCTTTTTGCAGTTGAACAATTAATTGTTGCTCTTGAGTTGTTAACCTAGATATAAGTCCATTCAGCCTAGTTCTTTCAGCCCTATTTAACTTACCTGAGCTAGTAAGTTTCTCTAAATCAATTCTTTGTTTTCTTATCAGTTGGGCTCTTTTACTAGCAGCCTGATTAGTTTTTACTATCTCCCTTAAGTCGCCTTGAGTGGCTTTTCTTTTTAGGTCTATAGACTTTTTTAACTTGTCATTAGAACTAATAAATAATTTATTCTTTTCTAATACACCCTTAACTTCCTTACCTAAATTGCCAGTTGATCTATTTGTTTTATCTAAAGAATCATTTAGCTCTTCTAAGGACTTAGCTGCCCCTGCCTGACCAAAGTCACCAATCTTTGAATCGATTTTAAACTTTATATTGTATATTAAATCAGGCATATTTATTTGTCTGGAGGTCTATGATACGCTTCACGACACATCATAGCCTTAGTTATCTGTTCAACCGAACACTCGGCTTCAAGTTCCTGTGCTCGCAGTGGATCAAAGTCAGCAAGTACATAACAGTAATATGTGTATGCACCGCCAACTTCAACCACTAGGTCATTAGGTGCGAGCAAGTCTAATGACTCTAAAGTACTCCGACTCCATCTAAAGGTACTTGTCGCCTGTTCGTAAAAAAATCCCACGCTTCCTCAAGCGTTCCGAGTTCTAATTCGTCAGACTTCCAAGTGTCCTCGTTAATGGTCTTCTCTAGCTTCATGCAGTGTTTTGCGGTAAATTCACAATACTTAGCACGAAACTCCTCATCCAAACGCCAAGCGTTTACCGCTTGTAAATCGTCTACGTCATAATCATCAATATCCACCTTATCACTAATTAACTTTTTATAAGTTTTAGGGTGTTTTTGCTTGTACCAGTCTAAAAGCATTTGTCTACGCTCCTCGACTACTTTATCAAAACGAATAGGGGTCGGCTTGACTTCAAACCGAACCCCCATAAATTCGCCTGTTACTTTTGTAATACGTCCCATAAATTGCTCGCTATATTTTAGGGGTTATGTGTTGAATTCTACAAAGTTGTATGTGCTATCTAGTTCAAGTGTTGGCTCCTTAAAGGATATACTATCGCTAGACCCAATAATAACAGATGCTCTAATCATCTTGGCATCAGAAGTTGGCGTTATACTAACTTGCTTGTTACCAGTGGATGATATAACAGTTTCGTCACTAACATCTGATGTGCTACCATTATCATCAAAGGACTCTAACTTTATCTTAACGGTACTGTCTCCTGAGTCATCAGAAAGAGCGGTAACATTTATGTTGAAGTATAGAGTTCTACCATCAAATGGTAAGTACACGTCTCTATGCAGTGTAGCTGCTGAACTATGAGTAAAGGTCTGAGCATTAGTTACCGTAGAAAACGACACTGTACCAGCAGACTTGGTCCAGCCATAAGCAAGAGCATTAGCGCCTGTAGCTGCTGCGGCACCCCATTTATAAAGAGCTAAACCATTATTGCTATATGATAAGCCAGAGGTATGTTTACCTGTGGTTGAATCGTATCCACCAGTAGCTTCACGAGGACTATTAAATCTAAAGGAGGCTGACTCAGAAAACACTTGATTTATGTTCATTGCGCCTTCTAGCTGCATTATTTGACCGCCTATACCGAACCCACCAAACACAAGGCTTGTACGATTGTCGGCTAACGTCTGCAAACTAGATATAGTACTCGCTTTAAACAAACCACTAACGGTAAGATCAAAGTTCTTACTTAGGATAATGGTTTGCCCATCTTCTATGATTGGTGATGATGCTGGTTCTATACTAAGGACTTGACGAGAAGCCTCGTCTGAACCCTCTTGAACAACAGAAAAAGTAAAATGATCGGAAAAGTCAGCAGTATTTAAAATACTCAACTTCTCTAGTTGACTTCTACTCATTAGATTATCTCCTAATTATTATGAAGAAGTTAATCCAGATGCAGCGCTGATTACTTCTAATGTTCCAGTTAATACGGTTTCTCTACGACCATTGCTGTAATCTTCGTAACCGTTTAAGTAAATTTGACCTGTATCGATATTGAATGAGTTTGAAGCACCATCAAATCTTATATAAGCCTTAGTATGAAGAGTACCGTCATTGGATACAACAGCGCTAGTTAAAATAGCACTTCCAGCATTAGTTGCTCCAAAGTTTTGATGCTTGGTTCTCATCTCAATATTTACAGTGTATGATTCATTGATGGTTTGACCGTCATCAACTACTACTGTGTTAGGTTCTATGGTGGGTAAAGAAGCCTCAACAACAACAGCGTGGATGTCTCCACCGTCTGTTCCGTCAAAGTTGCTAGTGCTACCTATGGTAACTTTGTCTAATATAAATTTAGCCATTGTCTTGTGTTTGGTTTAGGATATTTTAATTATACTTTGAAAATTCACGTTTGTTGATAGGTAGCCATCTTCTTCGTCTATCGTATCAACGCCAGTTATTGTAATGGTATATACATCGGATGTTATTGTCGTCGCTGCCGTTGTATCTGCCCAGTCAATAAGCTGATCTGTAAGTTCTAACATTCTATCATAAGCAACATCTTTACCGCTATGAGAGTCAGGCTGATCTACGTATACTTTAGCCTGAAAACTCTGGATAAGTTCCGTTGGTTTATCAGCATCTACCTGATACTCAGTAGACCCATTAAGCAACTTGAACATAACCGCCTCGGTTTTAATGTCACCACGCTTTCTAATATCGATATTATCACCACTGAACTTCAATACCTTTTCTGCTGTAGGTCTTGCGTCGCTAGATGAATAACTACTAAAACTTGTTACGTATCCACTAAGTATTGAGTTTCTATCCATTTACTTCATATTAATTATTAAGTCAGCGTGTATAGTTCTTTTCTCATTTAGTAAGTCAAAAACAAATGTTTTAACATCCTCTATGTTAGATTGTTGTTCGCTAGAACTTGAGTCTTGCTCAACAGGAAATTGCCTTCTTTGGGGCACTCCATAACCTTGCTCATGATCCTCCATGTAATTAGCAACAGAGCTGTCACTATAACCAAAACTGACGCTTTTCTTTTTTGCTTGATACATAAACGTAGCATCAGCATCTCCAGTATAAAAGAAGTCAGGTTCAGGTTTTCTTCCTATGTCTGATTTGTACTTTGCGTAGCTTTCTACTAAAGGGAACCTATCAGAACCATCAGGCTCTAATGACTTTCTATTCATGCTCTCTATAGAATCAGAATATATTGTCCCTATATCATCTAAAACTTTACTAAACTTATTAGAATTGATTTGAGACTTTACATCATCTAATATGATTCTAGCTAATTTTTTCATTAGTACATACTCATGAATCTAACTCTAGGAGTCGTCTTGGGTTTAGCTAATAAACCACTTAATCTTCTTAGGTTAGCTGTTAAATATTGGCTGTACATACCGTAGTATTTTCTAGCCTTTTCATAAGAATAACTATCTCTGTGCGTTGCGTCCTGCGCAAACCACAACTCTAAAAATTTGTATGAAAGCAAGTCAACAAGAAGTTCTTCAGAATCTGCTGCATAAATAGCGTCTAACAACGCAGTCTCTGTAGCATACGTAGAATCGTTTATATATTCTCGTAAATTCTCGAGAATATCCGTTTTAAGGAGTTTAATTGCTTTACCTAGTATTAGGTTATCCTTCTCCGATAGATTGAGCACGGTAGTGCCCGTAGTGACGTTAACGCCCTTGAACGTTAGCTCTTCTAGTGCATCAATATTGTTTCTAGTAAGTGTTAAGTCGCTAAACGCCATGAATCTTGTTTTATGTTCAGTTAAAAAATAGGGGGTGACCCCGAAGAGCCACGCCCCTTTTAATTAGTTACTAGGGCTTACGCCTTAGCTACGTTACCACGAATGTATCGTCCACCTAGGTCTGGTCTGAATACTTTAGTTCCGTAAAGAACTTCGATAAGTATGTCAGCACCTGACTTGGTTTCTTCGATAGTCAATGTGTAGTTTACGTTGTTCATTGGCTCGAAACCAGCAGCTCTACGCACTCCTGAACCTGAACCGCTATCCACTGAAGGCATTACAGCAGTTACTAAGGCAAGGGCAGATGGGTCGTAGAAGAACTGCTCACGACCAGTGTCACCTGAAGCAATATCAACTGGGTTGATAGTAGCGTTGTTAGCAACAGCAGCACGTAATGGCTCTTTAAGAGTCAATACAGTTCCAGTTTGAGACTGAACAGTGTAGAAGTCATCAGAACCTTTAGCAGCACCGAAAGTAACGATGTCACCCTCAGCTAAAGATACAGTAGCAGCACCGCCAGAACCATCATCAATGGTTAACTCAGTTTGTCCTACAGCTTCGTCAGCAGCCATAACAGCGTCAGTTACAGTAGCAACAGTGTGGCTAGAACCTTCGTTGTCTACGAAGAAGTCAAATCCATAAGCACGAGCCATAGCTCCACCTAACTGAATGTCAGCAGAACCACGAGTGTTAGCTTGTTGGAAGATGTTCAAAGTAGTAAGGTCTTTCTCTACGAATGGGTCAATAACCATCATTAGGTTATCCGTAGTGAACTTACGAGCAGCCATAATCTTTCTAGCTTCTGCAAGGTCATTGTCGTCCATTACAGTAGAGTCAGTGTTGTTGTCAGCGAAAGCTACTTCAAAAGACTTACGAGCTTCAACTTTTACATCACTATTGATTTGGTCAATTAGTTGGTGTAGTCTTGGCACGAAGTGCTGTTGTACTAAGTCAGGAAGCGCAAACTTTTGGTCAGCTTTGTCGATGCTGAATCCAGAGTAGTAGTGCTTGTTGATTACTAATTGCTCTTCATTAGCGTCAGGAGTACCTAGAGAATAAGAACCTGAGTAAGAACTAGGAGCACCAGTAGGCTTTACTGCACGAGTGATGCTTACAGTCTTGTTACGAGCTGCAACGAGACCTTCGATTGATGCGCCAGCTACATTAGTAACGGCTTTAGATACCATTGGTCGGTTTGGGTATTGGTTAGCTAGTGCAACCTCAACAAACGCCTCTGGCTCATAGATGGAAAAATTACTATTAATTGCCATGTCTTTATAAAAGTTAAATTAAATGTTGGATTATATTTAGCTTTTGGGTCGCTGTGACCAGAACATGACAATTAAGGTTTTGCCTAACCATAATAAGATGGATTTACGCTTGTTCAGCCCAACCGCCTGCGGCTCTCATCGCTCCGAAGAGATCTTCTGCCTTAGCACGGTCTGCTGGATTAGACGAGCGTACAAGTTGTTGAAACTCTGCTCGACTAGGTCTTTCACTACTAGCTGGAGTACCACCAGTTGCTCCGCCAGCGCCCACTTTCTTGGGCTTCGCAAATTGTTTAGCAAACTCAACGAGTGAGTTAGCCACTGACTTTCTGTTGCCTTGTTCGTCTAGGTCAGGAACACCGTCTTTAACGGCATAAAACTCCCCATTAGACTCTTCTATCTCGTACTCGTTATAGAACAGCTGTTCTACATAGTCTTGGCGTAAAGTCAGTTCATTATCTTGTTGGAGTGCGCTGAACGCTGATTGAAACTCAGTGTTTATACGATTCTCCATTTGAGTCATCATTAATTGCTCTTTTGCAGATTCAGCTTCTTGCTGGTATTGCTGCAATAGCTCACGCAACTTCTCAGACTCACCCTTCTCTTCTTGCTTAGGTTGAATCGTCTGTTGGATTAGCGAAAAGGCATCATCCAGTGACTCAACGTTATTTCCCAGTAATTCAGAGAACTTGCTAACAACGTCCTTTTCGACCTTGCTTTTCCCTTCGTTGTATGCACCACGAAAGAACTTGTCTTTGTCGAATTCTGGTTGTGTTTGTACGGTGTTTTGTGAGGTTGTCTCCTCTACTGCTGATTCAGGAGCATCAGCTTGCTCTATGTTTTGTTCGCTCATAATGTGGTTATAAGTTAATTATTGCTCGCTTTGTGTTTCAATACCAACTTGTGCTTGGCGTTGAAGTTCTTCTTGTGGAAGAATATCCACTAAATTCCTTAAGTCAGTAGCCGTTTTGGGCATACCGTACTCATTGAAGTGCTGCATTACCTCCTCAATATCTTCTTGCGGCATAGAGCGCTTGCGCATATATTCGGCAGT